CTCCCGCAAATGGAGTTTGGTTAGGGGGTATCCCTGAAAAGTGATAGCATCAAATCATGAACAGACTGCCACCCGAACTTCATTTGGTTCACGGAACCAAAGCTGACCACAGCGCAAAGCCTTTGCCTGAGAACGTTCGCGCAAGAGTTCCGAAGGCTGACTGGTTGGACAACCCTGACGCGTGGGACAGAGACACGTTCATCAAAGAAACGTCAGACTTTCTTTGGGAAACCTACGGGATCGGCTCCGACCAAGATAAGCACGTCTTGGCTGCGCTTGCGGCGCAGATTGAGATTTACATCCGGTGTTGGAAGGGCGTACAAAAAGGCGGCATTATCACGCAGTTCAACAACGGCGCGACGGTTGGGCCTAACCCGTTCCTTACGGCAGGCGACAAGGCTCTTAGCCGGGCGATTGTGCTGATGAATGAATTGGGCCTAACCCCTCGGGGCAGGCTTGCGACCAATAAGCAAGAAGGCGGCAAATATTCAAAACTGCTTAGTGGGCCATGAATTATGAAGATGGCATCCTTTACGCCGTTCGGGTGGCAAAGGGTGAAATACAGACTTGCAGGAATGTGCGGCTAGCCTGCCAAAGATTCCTCAATCAACTAGAAGACAAGACTTGGGCATACGAATTCCACGTTCGCTATGTCGAGCATTTCTTGGCGTTTGCCGAAACGCTGCGTCACACCAAGGGGCCGGACGCGGGCAAACCGCTGATCCTTGAGCCTTTCCAAGTCTTCATCATTTGCGCCATTTATGGGTTCCGCGCCAAGCGCGATCCAAGCAAGCGCATGGTGAGTGACGTCATCATCTTCATCCCACGCAAGGCCGGTAAGTCAACATTGACCGCGGCGATAGCCCTGTATGAGTTGGCGTTTGGTGAGGCCGGTTCCGAGGTCTACACCCTTGCCACAAACCGGGATCAGGCTTCGATTGTTTTCCAAGCGGCTACCGGCTTTGTGGAGGCGATGCCAAGCGACGTCGCGGCCTTGTATAACGTGGGGCGGCATCAGATCACCAAGGTTGGAGATAGCCAATCGGTGTTTAGGGCGCTGAGTCGAGACACGAAAAAGTCGGGCGACGGTCTAAACCCATCCTGCGCCATCATTGACGAGGCCGCGCAGATCGTTGACCGCAACAGCATCGAAGTGCTGCACTCGGGCATGGTGGCTCGAAAGAACCCTCTTAGGGTCTACATCAGCACCGCCGCCTTTACCAAGGAAACCAAGTTCTACGAAGAGCTTTCGGTTTTAGAGTCAATCCTCCGAGGCGAGGCGGCTGAAAACCCCCGGTGGTTTGGCCTGCTTTATAGCCTAGACCCGCAAGACGATTGGCGCGACTCAGCGACTTGGGCCAAGGCCAACCCAATGCACGGCATTAGTGTGTTTGAGGACGCGATTGCTCAACGCGCCGAGGAAGCCAAACACAAGCCCGCAGCCCTTAACGAGTTCCTGTGCAAGACGCTTAACGTATATGTAAGCGCAAACTCCGCATGGGTTGACCGCGCTTATTGGGATGACAAACGCGCGCTGAAAAAAGAAGAGCGCACGCCGGAGTCGGTGTTTATAGGCTTTGACCTAGCGGCAACCCGAGACTTAAACGCGGTCTGCACTCTAAAGCGGTTCTCCGACAACGACTATGAAGCTGAATGGAAGTTCTTTTTGCCCGAGGACGGCTATAGCCTCATTCCTGCTCATTACGCGGACATATTTAGGCTTGCCCGACAGTCGGGCCTGCTTCAGATCACCGAAGGTAACGTGATGGACGACCGGGAAATCTCGGACTACATCCTTCAGCAAGCCACCAAGCATGACGTCAAGGAAATCGGCTTCGACGCCTACAACGCGGCAAGCCTAGTGGCTCGGTTGCACGAGGCGGGCCTGCCGGTCAAAAAGGTCGGGCAGGGCATGGCGGTGCTGTCCAATCCGTCCAAGCACGTCGAGAAGCTGATCATGAATCACGCGATCAAGCATGACGGCAACCCTTTCATCGGTTGGCAGCTTGGCAACTGCGAAGTCTACGAAGACGTGAACGGAAACGTCAAAGTTCGCAAGAACGAGGCCGACAAGTCGGCAAAAGTGGACGGCATCATCAGCTTGATCATCGCTATGCACTGCTCCCTTGACAACCCTGCCGTAAGCGGATTTGGCTTCCGCACCTTTTGAGTGTTAAAGTCGCGGGAAACGGGGGCCAAACATGGGAATCCTAGACATTTTCAAGCGGAAACAAACGCAAAACAACGAAGCAAACACGTTGTTTGGGCAGACCGCGCTAGGTAACAACGTCGTCTATCAGGGCGACAACCGCAGGCCGACGGTCAATACGCAGATTCTGTACGTCACCACAAGTGCCGTTACAGACGCAGGGCGGGTGGTGGATATGTCCACCCTGTCTCGAAATGGCACCGTAATGGCTGCTGTTAGCGCAAAAGCCCGCGCCTTGAGTCAGTTGCCCATCAAGATCATGTGCGAGTTGGACGACGGCACGGTGGTGGATGCGGTCAAGGATTCTCGCGTATCCACTCGGAACAAGACCAAGGCCCAACAAGTCCTGTCCTTGTTACAGAACCCCAACCAATTCCAAAGCCAATATGAGTTTTGGTATCAGTGGTTGATGTGGCACGACCTTCTCGGGGAAGCCTTCACGCTTTGGTGGCGCAAGGATCAGAAGAATCCTACGCAGACGCCAACCGAGATGTTTATTCTTGATTCGACGCTAGTTGCGGTCACGATCACCCCAACTCGCTACCCGTCGTATCGCCTGTCCACGCCTTCCTACGGGTTTTCCAAAGACGAGCCACTTGAGTATTACCAAGTCATGCACGTCAAAGAAATGCCGTGGCAGGGTTCGGCGGGCTTCAACAAGGGTCTGCTTGCGGTGGAGTTGATTGGGTTGGATCAAGACATCGACCTGTATGCCAACTACGTCATGCAGAACGGTGCAAAGCCTTCGGGAATGTTTACCACCGAAGCGGTCATTCCTGACGCCAAGTACAAAGAGATCGCGGCGCGGCTCAAGGAAGCATGGTCGAGCATGACGGGTTCCCGCACAACCGACCCGTCAAAGCCCGGTCAGGGGATGCTGCTTGATCAGGGGATGAAGTACGAAGCATTGAAGATGCTTTCCCTGCAAGACGCCGACGCTGCGGCGTTAAAGCTGCAAACCATGAAGCGGATTTGCGGCCTGTTTGGCGTGCCCCCGGCGATGATCGGAATCGCAGACGGGAAGTACAACAACACTCAAACGATGTTGGACGAATTCTACAAATCCACGATGTACCCGATCATCGTGAACGTCCGTCAGAAGCTCAAGCAACATTTACTAGCGGGCTACCCCTCACTGTGCGTAGAATTTGACACGCAGCAATTCCTTATGGGCGCACCGCTAGACCAAATGAATTATGTGGTGGCGGGCGTAAATGCAGGCATACTTACGCCCAACGAGGCGCGGGAATACCTCGGTAGGCACACGATGGACGGGGCTAGTGAGTTGGTCGGCAAGAACAGCGATCAAAAGCCCATTGCGGGAAGTTCACCACAAGACACGGGCGGCGGCGGCGGGAATCAGACCCGGCGCATGAACATCGGCACAACTTGACCGAATATGGCAGTTCACGCAAAATTGTTAGCGGCACTTGCAAACCAAGTGCGTCGGCCTGCGGAATTGCCAATTCAGGTTCCGCGCCTGATGTCCCCGAAAATACAAGACATAAACACGACGGTCTTTGAAGGGGTCATCAATGAAACAAATCCAACTGATCTGCGAAGCAAAACTGGTTCTACCCGAGGCGGCAGGAAACCAAGAGCCAAGCGGAAAGATTGAAGCCACCGTCACCACTTGGGGACCGCGTGAGGGCGCTGATGGTCGGCGCTTCTATTACAAGCCGGAAGGCTTTATGCAGTGGGCAAAGGAATTCGCTGACACCAAGCGACCGCTGCCCATGTTTGTCAATCACAACGCCGATGCAATGCCGGTGGGTGAGTGGACTGCATTCGAATTCACTGACAAGGGCATGATGGCCGAGGGCCGTCTGTACCTGAACACCACTCAAGGGTCTGATCTGTATCAGGTGATGACCGAATCCCCGGCTATGTTCGGCGGTGTCTCTGTAGGAGCATACGCAGATGAATACTGTATGGTCGATGCTGAAGGCAATCCCCTCCAAAGCGGTAGCGACATGGAGGAAGGTTATTTCCAAATTTCGCAAGGCGGACTTCGAGAAGTCTCCGTCGTAATGCATCCCAACAACCCGATGGCAGAGGTACACAAGTTGGAATTCTTCCGACCTGATGGCACTGCTGATCTCAAGATTTTGGAAAAGGCTTTGCGTGAAGCAGGGCTGTCCAAGAAAGATGCGGTCGCTGCCGCATCTACCTTCAAGAAAGTGTTAGAGCAGCGTGAGGTTGTGACGACCGTTCTTGAAATTGCGCCGACTCAGGGTGAGCCTGATGCGGAAGCGACCGAAGCCGAATTGCTTGCTGCCCTAGAGCAGCGGGAAATTCTTAAGCATCTTTCCAATCGTCTGAAAGGCTGATCATGTCTAAGGAAATCATCGAAAAGTTGGACGCAATCGAAGCGTCTACCCTTGCCAAAGCTGAAGAAATTGCAGCCAAGGCTAACGAGTCGGTCGAAGCTGCCAAGGCTGAACTGACTGAGAAGGTCGCCACCTTGGAAGCCAAGGTCGCAAGCCTGAACGCTCCCGCTCTGATTCGTCCTATCGCCAAAAC